CACCATTTAGAAGAATTAAATCTAATAAACGATAGCGATACAAACTTGTAACCTTTGTTACTGAATATGAATCTTAAAAATAAAAATAAATTGAAATTTAAGAAGTTTGTGTCAACAATGGGGGAGGTAGTTCCTCCTCTCACCGTAGACAGCGCATCTGCGGTGACCTTGTCACAGCGCACTGATGCAATTTGTAAAGGATTGGATCTTGTTTTGGAGCACCATTGTGCCGACCAAAAGATCCGAGAGTGTTTAGCAGAACAGCTACACTCTTATTTAGATGACTCGACTAACGAGGAGGTATGGTTAAAGAGAGCAAAATATGCCCTCACCTACCCTCTCAGTAAGTATCTTAAAAATCCTTTGCCCCCAGCTCCTGATAAGGTCTTTGGACCGTCGGGGGTGTTACGATCCTGGATGAAAGCTCGCTTTAATGCTTTCAACAGAAGGAATACGCATTTATGGTATTCGTGGTTACAGAGTAAGAGATCTAGCTTACCTGCCAGTTGCGACATTATCGAAGCAACTTATAAGAAACATCTGGAAACTCTCACAAAGGTAGACCCTGGTGATGAGGAAACAATTGTCGACATCTTATCGATGCCCATTTTCAGACGTCTTCTAGACAACTTAAAATCGCAGGTTGCCGCCAACTTACCTAAACTTGGACCTTTTGAGGCCTTTAGTGCAAGTGGTAGTGCCTGTTTTGAGAATTCTAGAAAGGACTCTGGTCAGCAAGGAAGGTTAGCTTCCCTCTGCGGTGCAGATGAATCTTATTTAACTGATGATCTTTGGTCGATGCGTATAGCACCCAAATCAGTTAGGGACGGAGTGATGTACTTTAATAAGGTATATGAAACCCGTGTAACCGGTGGATGGGAGAATTGGAAGTCTCTTAGCACATTTGTGAATTATGATTTTTTTCACAACTTCCAACGACCTGATTGTACTATTCAGGGAATCCTGGAACCTATGAAGGTCCGGGTGATTAGTAAGGGCGAAGCTTTGCCTTACTATAGCTGTAAGCCTCTTCAAGTCGCTATACATTCCGCTATGCGCACAATGGAACCCTTTCGATTGATTGGGAGACCTTTCTGTCCAACAGATCTTATGGATTTGTCAGAAAGGACTAAACCGAATGATCAATGGTTTTCTGTTGATTATAGTGCTGCAACAGATGGTCTTTCCTGGAAATATGCCGGGAACATCTTTAGGAAGGTTATTGAAGATTTACCTTATGAACAGAAGTTCTTAGCGAACTCTGTTCTTGGCCCTCATCGACTCCACTATCCTGTTCAAGGGAGATCTGGTGTTGAGTTCCGAGGACTTCAACAGAATGGCCAACTTATGGGTTCCATTCTATCATTTCCAATTTTGTGTTTAGCCAATTTAGGAGTTTATCTACTAAATACTAAAGAGTCACAAAAGGGTTGGAGCGATCGAGATCGACTTCGTCATGTTTTAATTAACGGCGATGATATGGTCTACGCTGCTGACCCTTCTCTTTGGGATTCCCATGTGGATATCGCTTCAAAGGTTGGTCTGGAAATGAGCGTTGGTAAAGCTTATATGCACCCTGTCTATGCTAATGTGAACAGTACCTCAGTACATTATGATTTAAGAGAAAGGAGGAATCTTCATAAGATTCGTGATTATTCCGAAGAAGTAACCGGAACTCCTTTCCAGATCGACTTTCTCAATACTGGTTTATTTTATGGCCAGCATAAAGTTCAAGAAAGTGATCAGAAATCATCTAAGTTTTTGCGTCCTATGGAGGAACCAGAAGAGTTCGAGCCCAAGTGGTCCTCTTCCCTCATAGGAGATGAAAAATTAAAGGCATTACTTAGAACTGTAGGTATTAATAGCATGGACGAGAAAGATACGTTGGTGTCATCTCTCAATCAGGTCCTTAAGGGATCTTTGCCAGGAAGACAGTCTTGTCTTCTTAAGAAATTCATCTCGCTTCATAAGAAGGAGATTGGTCTTGAATGTCTTGGTATACGTAAGGTAGGTAGCAGTCTTAAGCTATTTACACGCAATCTTTTTCTACCTATTGCTATTGGTGGATTAGGAATTGTTGCACCTCCTGATTTTAAATTTAAAGTTAAGAAGGTTCAACAGGAAGTTGCATTTGGTCATATCCATAGAGCTTCTTGCGGAGGAATTTTAAAACTATCCTCAGTACGTCCAATTGAAGGTTATCCTATTTCTGAACTGGAAACACATGAAAGTGTTCCATGGTCTAGGTGTATATCTGAACCAATGATTTTTGGTTCACGATCTGATATACATCAGAAGTTAGGGAGGAACAAGATCAAGAGTTTCGAGGGCATTCCCTTTTACTCTAATCCATCATGCTCAATCGTAACATAGTTCTTGCATCACAAAGATGAGATGTGTTATCGGAGAATTTTTGGAAAACTTAGACCTAAGCATGTCTTTAAACTGCCCATTGGGTTTACCTAATTAAATTATCCAAAACGTTGGTGTAAGAACCGTAAATAATTACGTACTAAGTATGGCTGTCTTTAACGAGATGGCTGTTAAATGTCGAGAGACTACACGGATAAGCAAATTCCTAATGGTGGTGTTGTCGGTAGGAGAACGGGTGGGGTGGTAGCAAATCGCTTAAACCATAACTCACTACTCTTTGAGGACGGCTAACCAGAAAATCTAAAGCTAGTTGCCACTAATAAAACTGTGGAGCTTAGAGGGGAAATGTTTGGGTAGATGAATAGTCCGGGTGATCTTTCCCGTATCCAATACTAAAGAGTTCATAATGAATAAAAGTAATCCAAAACAATCCAATAATTCAAGTCCTGCACAAGGGGGACAATCACTTCAAAAGAAGGGACCTAAATCCAAAAGACAGAATAAGAAGTCTGATGGTCGCTCACCAATGTCAAAGGGAGTGTCAGTACCAGTAGCCCAGGGAAAGGTAAATAAATCAGGTAAAGCTAAGATCGAGAGGAGTAATAACGAAGAAATTGTTATTTCTCACAGAGAGTATCTAGGGGACATTGCGGGAAGTATTAACTTTGCTACAACCTCTTATCAGATAAATCCAGGTCAACCGATTTCATTCCCTTGGTTATCCAATATAGCTGCTCAGTATGAGAGCTATAGGTTTGAAAAGCTTGAGTACTTCTTCGAGACTCAGGCAGCAACAACAGCAACGGGAACTATTGTTTTAGCTGTAGACTATGATTCAAATGATGCAACTCCATTGAACAAACAACAGGCCATGGCTTACGCCAATTCTGTTCGTTCGCCTCCTTGGAGTTCGTGTTGTCACTCATCGTCTAAGCTTGATCTTAATAAACAAAAGAGTTACTATGTTGCCAAAGGATCTTTAGCTAGCAACCAAGATATAAATCTTTATGCCACTGGGTATATTTATATCTGTGTTCAGGGACAAGCTGGAACTACTGCAATTGGGGAACTTTACGTCGATTATCGAGTAAGGTTAATGACTCCACAGTTAGCAAATCCAGCTATAGGACTTTCGTTCTATAGTGCTTTTTCAGGGACATCGAATGCCGCTCCTTTCGCAACTAAAACGGGGAATGTTCCAGCAACCGTTAGTTCTTCGGGTACTACTACCTCTATCTCTACTTGGACTTTTAGTCAAGCTTGGGAGGGGTATGTTACAATTGTACTCGTGGGAACTGGGTTCTCAACTGGAATGTTCGCACCTACAGGAACTGCTACCTCTGTTGAAAACGGAGAAGCTGCGCCTGCTGCTGGCACCAATGCCGTGGCAAGTTATTCAGTTACTGCTGCGCCTGCTCAAACTTTTATACTGACGATTTCAGATACTACTATCACTTCCTCGAGCGCCTTCTTTGGCCAGGGTGATGTTTAATAACATCTCAGTGACACAAATACCCGCTCCCAGATCTGGGGCAAATAGCGTAAATAACGGAAGAATGGTGCGACAGAACTTGCACCTCCGTCGGGTAACGGTAGAGTCTTGCTTCAAGACTTTTCGATGAACAGAAGAACAAGATCGGGAGAAAATGAGGATGGGATCGGATTGGCTTATAGCCGATTTAACTCTCGTCCGCTCTCCTCCACTTGAGTTCGTAAACCATTTTGTTTCTAAATATAAGCTTAGAAAAGTAATCTAACTAACCAATAACTATTGGCGTTGGCAAAATGAGATTCACTCAAGGGTTTGAAGAATATCCTATATTGGGACAATTTGTAAACTTTGCAATAAAAGAAGGAAGGATGGCAAGACAGGGCTTGCTTCTTTGTTGTATTTACAAATTTAATGTTCTGGGATATTTCTTTCTTGCAACCGTACAACAAAAGTACCGTTGAAATTCTCGTAGAAATTCGAAAAG